CAATAAGTCAGCAGTCTTCAGGAAAGCAACGCCTTCCATCATCTCTCCTCGTAGGAATTCCCAAGTTTCGCCTGTGTCTACGTCTTCCACACACATGCAGAAGATATCATCGCCCTCTGGGATAGGACAACCTTTCTTATTAATGACAACTTCGCTCAGGCCGTTGGCCTCGATGTCGAAAGCAAGTCTCATTGTTTAAATCCTTATATTATTTACTGCTTTTTCTGTAGATCCCGTAAGACCTAGGAATTTATTAATTGTTTTGATAGCTATCTCAGGAGTATCTAACATATCCTCAAAGAATATTCTAAAAGCCCTGACACGAGAGTCTCTCCACCACCTCGCTATCGAAGCACTACCAAAGTTAACTATATTCTTGAACTGATGGAGATCTAAGTGCCTATACAGTTCGAGAGACCTCGCACGTTGGCTTAGGGGGTCCAGGCGGCCTGCTTTTATTTCTTTATCCATAACTTCTACATCAAGTATAGCAAGCTGCATAAAGCTTAGGGCCTGAGCGTCTCTGTCCCGTCGATCACAAAGTATAACTCTAGAAGTAAGTCCTTCTGGGATTAACATAGGACCTATAGGTCCTAGTACTTTTACGCCCTTGCCTCGATTTACCTCAGTAAAATAGCTTAGCTGTTTCTCAAAAGGTATATCGTAATAGCCTTGGGGATTGTGCTTGGAGATCCTTTCTTGAAGATCCTCTGGCACGTCTTGGCTGTGGAGATAGCTATTCCCTTGGAAGTCGTAGTCATCTACGCCAACCAAGGGAACCCCGAGATGCTGGATGGTCTGCATCATCAGGCTTGAGCCACTCCTAGGCATACCGGATACTACAATCATGTGTCTGGGTCTACAATAGTCTTACCTTCGTCAGTTAACGCGAAGTCAACCTCTCGTAAGCGACCACTGTCTCGATCAAACAACAAACACGTAGCTACTCCAGCTCTACCTGTCAACCTATTCTTGAGAACTCTAACTGTTGTAGTGTTTGCAATGATAGGATCAGGATTCTGTCTATCTCTTTCAAGAGCAACCACAACATTAGGTACGGAGGATAAGGATCCAGAACCTCTAAGGTCCTGAAGTGTAATGCGATCCCCTTCTTCATAAGACTTGATTGTCTTCTTGAGTTGGGATACAACATCAATCCTTACACCAGTCCTAGATACCAATGCCCTCAGTTGTTTCATGATATTATCAATCAACAATCTCTCAGAGTTATTGTTGTCAAAGTCAGAGCCAGAAGTACCGAGCAACCCTGAGGCTGCTGCGGTGATGTGGTCTAGTACAATAACGTCAACACCCAAAGATACTGCCATGAATTCCATTCTTGCACAGAGGTTCTCCAATGCTGAGTTACCTAGGTGATCGTAAACATATAGACTCGTAGCCTCAAGCAGCTTGCGTGCTTCTGCGTACTCGTCATCAGTAAGATCATCGATCACATCAATATCAAAGCGAGGCTTCCCTAGCTTCTCCCTCAGTTCATTCATGAGCTTCTTCGCTCTGATTGCCCTGACAGGTTTGTTTAGTATCAAGGAAACCATATCATCCACAGTCTCTTGAGGAGATTCTTCAAGCATAATAGCACCCACACTACGACCTTCAATCAAGTGGTGATGCATGAGCTCACGAAGGATAGTAGACTTGCCACTCCCAGTGCCACTAGCCCAAAGAGTAACTTCGCCAGACCGCTGACCAAGTAAGAACTCAGACAGATTGTCGAACGGAAACGGATAGACCCTAGTCTGCTCCAATCCCGGCTCGGCTACTACCTGAGACACATGAACGATCTCGTCAGGACTATAGTGCTGGGCTTCCCAGATAGCGGAAACAACCGACTTACCTTGTCCGTTGATCAGACATTCATTTGCATCCTTATATGGAAGCTTGGCTACCTTACACTTACCGGGAGGCAAGAGTTCTGCTACTGCTTGTACTGCATCCTGTCCTGCCTCATCTTGATCGAACATTAAGATGATCTCATCATAAGATGATAAGAACTCAAGGTTATCCTTGATAGCTCTAGCAGCACCAGCTGCACCGTTGGGCAGAGATACCACGGGCCACTTATTATTAAGCAGTTGTGATACTGACATGCAGTCAATCTCACCCTCGGTGACCGTAATCATACGACCACCTCTGGCTTTGAACAACTCTTGTCCCCAGAGAGGAACACCAGTTGTTTGACCACGCCACTGGAAGGTCTTGTTTGGACCCCTCAGTTTCTGTGAGATTCTTGCACCGTCCCTAAAGAACGAAGCAATCTCCACACGCTTGCCGTTACTCACTAAGGATTCATAGCCATACTTACGGCAGGTGTCCTCATTGATACGGCGTTCGGGAATACCATTTATACTACCACTGAGAAACTTAAGACCATTAGTCTTCTTCTCAGTCTTCACGGAGTATTCCTCTTCTGAATGTTGTGTATTCAAAGTGTCAGATCCTTTCGAAACAAACTTACACGCAAAACAATATTGACCTCCGTCATCGTACACAGCTAGGTTATCACCTGCTGTGTCGTTACCTGCGGAGGCACACTTCGGGCATCTACTACGAGATACTACTTTGGACATTTACATACTCACTTATTCCAAGGAAGCCACTTGGCTGCCCATGTATACAGGGGCCTACCGACTACTGCACCTGCCATAAAGACAACGATGCTATAAAACACAGTACCGAGAATAGAACTCATCATAGTTTCAACTCCTTAAGTTTGAGATCGTTATCGTTAACAATCTTCCATACAATTTTACCACTCCATGCCAAGCTGATTGCACCAGTTGCAATGGCCACAGGCAGGAAAAACCAATTACCATACATATATAACGCATAGTTAATTCCTATAAATATTACTCCACCGATGACGGGTCGCCATCCCATGGAACCTCTTGAAATTACGAGCAAAACCATACCACCCAAGATACATACGCCACCTATCCACCCAAGCATGGGGCTACATGCCGAGGAAGAACTAACAGCAGCAGGCATCTGAGTAGGTACAGAATTTTTCGCCGTGTCGAACCAACTTGTGGTACCACACCCCGCAAAGAACAACGTCATTGCCAACGTGAATTGTTTAATCATTTAAATCCTCCGATCCCATTAAGGTATCAAGTCTTTCAAAGGTCTTTCTTACAGTCAACATCTTATCGAACCGTACCTCAGAAGGATACACAGTGTACTCCTTGAGTACCTCTCCGTCCATCTTAGATACTACGTAAGACTCACCTGTCATTGAGTGTGTATCAGTCTGTAGATATGATACACGACCCTCGTAGATATTACCATGTCTTTCCCACATAATTTCATCACCACCCTCTAGTAACATAAAGCTCTTAACTCTTCCCATTGTCCCCTCCTTGATCTGCATCGTCCCCAATGAATATAGGGAAGTATTTTTCCCCAAGATGTTCGGCCATATCAAAGTCCGCCGTATCCCAGTTACAGGCATAAGCAAAGTTCTTTATGATCTCTATTAGTTCGTCTCTTGTGTAGTAATCATTTTTCATTTTTCACTGCCTTAGTCTGTGCATATTTCTGCATGTTTCTTAATTTTTCTTCATGTTTTGTCATGTACTCATCATACGCACAGCGTTCATGACACATTTCCCATGACATTGTCTCGGAGTCATGCGTTTCCCAGTCATCCCAATCATGATCAAAGGGATCATCTTCAAACTTTTTCTTAGCCTCATCAAGTGACTCGGCTTCAATATAGACATGAGCAGTTTCAAACGATCTGCTTATCACATCAACTTCAATTCTAAAGATTTTCATTTTGTTTCCTTTCATTAAACAAATAGGCTGGGTTGGATTCGAACCAACGACCAGACGATTATGAGTCGTGTGCTCTAACCACTGAGCTACCAGCCCAATAGCCACGCTGGGACTCGAACCCAGACTTGATGGATTTTAAGTCCATTGCCTCTGCCGATTGGGCTACGTGGCCAGACAAGGTGAGTTGGTGTTGAAGATCATCTGGGCGTTCTCGGGTTCTCTCTGTACAAAGAGCCATCCCTGAGCCATCAGACATCACCTCACCCATTAGGCTACTTCATAATGCATTAGAGTAAGATCGTAATACTTATCACCTAATTCCTTAGCCCATTCTGCGTCACCATCGTGGAGAGCACACGCAAAGCTTTGGATTATTTGAACCAATTCTTCACGACAATACTTATTCATCGTTATCTCCTTTTGTTTACACTCCGGGCAGGACTTGAACCTGCGACCTACGGTTTAGAAGACCGTTGCTCTATCCAGCTGAGCTACCGGAGCCGAGGATTATAATTGTCAAGATAAATCTCAGACCACGCCTCAATACGACCTTGTATTAATACTTTGATCGCAATACATGGTGGGATGTCATTCAAAAGACACGCAGCCGCTGTGTAGCAGGCTGCATTGGGGAATATATTCTTACTACGTAGGGTGTCTGTGATATCTGCGATATGATGCCACAGTGTACCGAACTTGGTGTGATTACCGGGCTTATACATTATATAATCTAATTCATCAAAGATAGGATCCTTCTCACCTTTAACAAAGGAAGATCCCCAGCCCGGTACCTTACTACCATCTTGTAACAACACCTCAGCTGTACGTATAGCAGAGGGGCCTGATAGTAGCTTCATTGTCTGTTCTATTGGTGCATGTAGCCCACCTAGGCTAGCGATAGCCATGATGCAGGCAGAACCAAAATCTTTCTCAACCTTTGCAGCACAGGATATCATCTGACTACTTAGGTTTTCCCTTGCAGCTAAGACCTCGTGTACTCTTAGTAATTCTTCATGTAACTCAGGATAAATCATACTCGTTTGCATAGTTAGCTCCAACTACAAAATAACCGGGTGTTCCTTCGGGAGCCCATTGTTTTACAGCATAGACTGCCTCTATTAATCTATCATCATCCCATAGATGACCATTAAGCGCATCGAATACAGCCTTCAGATAATTATCTATATCAGGCCGGGGTATATCAAGCTTAGTAGTCTTAGGTCTAGTAGGATATAACTCAACGTCTACATGTAGTCCCTGACGATAAGGTTGGAAGTCAGGACCTAGTACCATAGGTACTAAGTCCCGACATTCTTCCCTGAACTTTTTATAAGGGCCAGCGAAGTAAGCCCCGTGTCTTGCGACACGAGGCCTACTTGCTGCGACGGGACTGATTGGGAATACCCATTCCATCTGAAGGGCATGTCATCCGTGCCTTCAGTAGCAGGAGCGGTGAAACCATCGGTAGCCTCAAAGCCACCGTTGCTATCAAAGTCTCCACTGTTCTTCTCGATGATCTGGCAGCCGTTGAGATACAACGACAGGCTTCCATCACGGGCTAGGATTGCTGGTGCGAGACGAAGACGTACTGTGTCTCCACCGAAAGGCACAGCGTCTGTCTTAGCAGCTGCTGCGTCTCGGCAAGGGAACGTCTGCTCACCCTTCTTAACCATAGTCTTTGACTTGGCCTTAAGGATGTTACGACCCTCGTCATCTGCTTTCATGCCATTGATCTTCGTAGCACCCGACTCCTTGAGGAGTTTATCGAGCTGCTTCTGAAGAGCCTTATCAACGATCACGCTGATGTTATGGTTGCTAGTGTCGGCACCGAAGTGATCATCTGGCTGATGCAGATGAGCCCACTGTACTTCCACTGTTCCTGTTGTAAACGCTTCAATCTTTGTTGTCATCACTGGGGGACTCCTTCTTGAGTTCGTCAATCGTTTGATTAATGCCGTTAACTACGGACATTAAGGTAAAACTAACCTGTTGCATGAATGATTCTAGGTCTGCGACCTTTACAAACATGTCATTGGTTTCTTCTTCTTCGACCACTGCTGTGGTCTCTTCTTTACTAGTCATTCATTATCTCCATATATGGTTTCCCATCAATCACTACGCCAGCTCCATTCACTGGCTTCTTTAAAAAGTTACGTCCATAATACATTACTTTGTGGTGTCTGTCAACCCCACAAGGTACGTTAAATCCAAATATCAGGTTGTCTGTCGGTCCAATCGTCGTGTGGATTGCTCCAACTGAGTGAACATGACCAGAGACTACGCTTTGGCCTCGTGCTGCTGCGATCTGCATCGCAGGACGGATGCCTGAAGTTCCTGTACCGTGTGTATAATATATACCATCGATTTCAAACTCATACCCCCAGTCCCAATTCGGTGTGCCATACACCGTTTGGTAGTCCTGAAGATACATCGAAGGTATACCTGAAGCAGAAGCAATTCTGTGAACCCGCTCATCGTGATTCCCAATGCATACTCTAGCTTCCTTGAATTTTTTCCGCCAATTTTTTAGACTTTCCATAACCTTACCATATTCCTGTTGAGCAGAATCTGCCTCAGGATGTTTGTTATGAAAGGATATAGCATGGTGATCTATAATATCACCAATGAATACTGTGGTGTCTGTCTTATACTTCCTCTTTAAGGAGAGGCAGAAGTCTAAGTAGTCTTCTCTCTCTGCGGGAAGGTGAACATCACCTATTACTAATACTTTAGCCATCGCAATCTTCTCCTAGTTCGTCAAACATTGTTTCGTCCACGTCTTCCCATAACTCAGACCAGTCATCTTCGTTCAGTGTATCTACAATGTCTACATAGTCGCCATCATTTAATTCCGTCCAGCCCTTGATCATATTTGTCTCCTCCCTCTTCAGGGATGTTTAGTACAAGGTCGAGGTTGTTGTCTCTTGGTACACCATTAACAATAAAGGTCTTAAAGAGATTATCCATAAATATGTGCATCATATCTTCCGAGGGGAAGGTAATGCTAAGTTTCTTTGTATTCTCGCTGGCCTCTAGAGCCAACTTGGTTACGTACTTTACATTATGTTCGAGGTCTCCCTCGTTTGCAATTACTAATTGTGTTTTCAATTATCACCTCCATATTAAGCAAAGAAATATTGCGAATCCAGTACAGTTGAAACGTCAAAGTCTCCCTGTACTGGCACATCGGGGAGGTTGACCCCCAAGTTCTTTTCTACATCCTCTTTAAAGAATTGTAGTTGATTAGTTTTGTGCATGCCTGCGAATTCCTCTCGGGTAATCCTAGACATTAAAGGCACATCGTTCGCGTGACACCCATATGAATCATGTATCATACAGAAGTCAGTTAAACCTTCGGACAACAACGCGGCAAGCACTAAGAAGACATGGGCAGCATCTAAACTATGTATATAGTTAGGGCTTATGGCCTGCTTAGCAGATCGACTCGCTGGTGTATCAGTCTTTACGAAGAAGTGTAGCTCTCGGCTATTGAATAGCTTGGCTATAGATCTACGTGTCTGTGTTTCCGTATAATAATGCACAACCTTGAAGCCGGAAGGGGTAGTCCAGCATAGGTGTTGATTAAGATCGGATGCTATATCTGATATCGACTTGAGGTAGGCCTTGCCAGCATTGCTGCTACTTAGAGTTGTATTCAGGGCTGCTTGGGTAGCTCTGGCTAACTCGACAATGGCTCCGCCTCTAGACTCTCTAGGTACCCAGTCCACATGTCCCTCAAGACGTATGTACTTCTGTATACCATAGAATGTAAGCCCATAGGCTTCACACATAGTTGATCTCTTCGTTACACTGCGATCTATACCCATGTTCCAATGTTCTAAGAACTGTGGATACCATGGATTCTCGTCTGTGTGTATTTTACAATAATCAGTTACCCCATCAGCTACGTGCTGGTACAAGTCCTGTGGTTGAGGGTCGGGAGCAACACTTGTCAGTCTTGCTATCTCTGGGTCTCGCATTATACTCGACCAATGCTGGTTACCATTGCACTTACCATCGAGCTGCACAGGTATATCCGAGCAACCATCTTCCTTAGCATAGTCTAATACTGCTTGTAG